ACCTGCTGCAGTAAATTGTTTCATTATTGTAGATCCACCTGTTATTACTGTGCCGCTAGGGTCGATTGTAGCCCCTGAAGTACCAAACGCACCTGTACCCTGTAAAGTAACTGAATAGGTCGCAATGTCCTTGTAAGGGGCATTTATGTCTAAACTAGTTAGGTTACAGTTACCGCTAATTATTACTAACCCGTCTACTCCGTTATCTATAACAAATTTTACTAGAATTGTAGTCCTAGTTTGTTGTTGGTTTAAAAGGAATAAATAACCATACCCTGATAAGGTAATTAAGCCGTTACAAGATATACCCCAAGAAGCTATATCGTTCTTATATTCTCTATACCATGCCGAAGTTTGACTAGTTACTTCCTTTTGATCAGTAGTTACATTAAAACTGCAATCAGTAGAACACGAAAACGGTATATCCCTACCGTCAGGGTATTCCACCGAACTAGGTTCGTGATAATAAAGCATTATATTTTTTCCTATTACATTCTGTGGCATTGCTCAAAGTTAGTTAAATTGGTATAATTACACCAGATGAATTAATACGGTTAACATTTGTCTGAACTAAATTCTGTCCTAATATTCTATAATAAAGACTTGCACCATTAAAAGTATGTGCTAAATTCCTATCTATGTAATATGTGCTTCCGCTTCTATATAATAAATTTGAAGTCAAAGGTGCAGTTAAAGCCGCTATAAAAGTTGTTTGTCCAAGCGACCTTCTTTGTCCAAATATCCTAGCTGGATTTGTATCTTCATAAGTAGTTACTAAAGTTGTTTCAATATTGGCGTCGTTAATTTCTAATAAAGTAGATTGTACTTCGCTATTTATTATATCTAAAGTACTATTGCCTAATAAATATTTTAAACCTTCTACGGTATTAATTGCATCAGCATCGTCAGAAGTTAAACGCATTGAAGCATTTAAACTGCCGCTTGTATTAATTAAACCAAAAAAAGTAGAATCTATATTAATAATATTTTTTTCTAATATATTTGAATATTGTTTAATTACTAATTCACTTAAAGAATTGTAAATATCTGTTGGATATTCATAACGATACCAATTTTGTAAACTATTTCCTTCCGAATCGCTTAAAGCACCTCTATAATAAAACTTACCTTCTATAGTATAATTAAATCCTATTTTCAAATCTGCATCATAAACATATTCTTCTGAATCAGTAATATAAGATTCAGTTAGAACAGACTTAAATAATTGAGAAACATCTAATTTAAAATTAGATAATTCTACCCAATCATAAGTAGTTGTATCGCTAGAAAACACAATATTTAAAGTACCGCTAATTGGTGCAGGTGGCAATTCTAAACTAATATTTTTAACTGAATTTATTTGATTTACTTGAGTTTCTAAAGCAACAAAGTAATAATCAGTTCCTGAAGATACCCACCTTGAAGTAGAATCTATATGATATGTATCTGTTCCGTTAGTTAGTGTTATATATACTATGCAAAGTTTTGGTATAGTAGTATTGGTAGGCAAATTACTTATATCAAATGATAAACTTGCAATATCATTAAAATTTAATGCAGGTATGTTTAAAGGATATACGTTAGCAGTTCCTGTGTTACCACTAAATAAAATAAAAGAATTAAATCCTGTTTCTTCATATACTTTTACAAAAAGAAAAGAGTTAGTTCCAGTAATTGCTTCAACCCAACCAAAAGCATCGTTTCCTGTATATATTAACAAATTTGCATTAGTAATAAAATTAGAAGGATAATTTATATTCTTACTTAATCTAACCTTATTATAACCTTTTCTTAATATTTTTACTTGACTATTATTTACATAATAAAGACCGCTTATATTACCTGTAAATGGTTCAATATTGCCTGTAAACGACTTAGTTCCTGAAGCTACAACACCAGTTGAAGGATTATATTCAGTAAAGTAATAACTTGCTTGTGCAAATTCATTAGGTGTTATTATATACCATTTGCAATTAGCTTGAAATATTTTAGCACCAAATGCCTTGCATATTTCTTTTATAATTTCTAAACAATCAAAAGCTTCAGAATTATCGTCTAAAAATGTTATTAATCTTAAATAAGATTGTATTAAAGGTTCATTAGAAGTAGCAGCAGTTCTATTATTCATTGAATCAGAATAATAACTAATACCACTAATTATGTTTAAAGAAGTTGGAAATTGAATTTGATTTAAACTTATTATTAAATAAGTTAAACAACTTTGTAAATCAGTTAAATAAAAAGAACTTCCAACAGGAAATTTAATCTTTTCTAGCATCCCTAACCCGTCAATAGCATTAAAGGATAATTCCTTTCTGCCAGTTGTATAAGATATATTTACATTATCACTTAAAGCCCAACCTTGCCATTCTAAAGTAGATTCGTTATAAACCTTTACTAAATACTTCCTATCATTTAAGGTAGTAAAGTTTGGCATATTAATTTCATCGTCAGTAATATCAATACTTAAACTTAATTGACTAACCATTATAGGTTCAAAAACATCGTCGCTTTGTGGTAAGTATTGTAAACTAATACTTGTAGCAGGATATTCTATTAAGTCCCCTACATATCCATCTTCAAGTAAATAAACATAAGATATTGTATTAGATTTAGTCGCAACTGTTATTTTATATTTATTTGTGTATGCCATTATGCTCCCCTTCTTAGATTTAATGAAAAATTAGACCTTTGCAAAGCTAAAACTAAATCTTGTCCTCGCAAAACAAAACTACCATTTTGTGCAGAACCGCCACCTGAAGCAGCACCACTAGCAAAAGCGTTACCCATTACGGCATCTAATTTACTTAAAGGCATAACTGCTTCACTTTCCGTTCCTTCGCCTATCATAGCTAAAGTAGGACCAGTTACGATTCCACCACTTGCTAACCCTAATAAAGAACCTAAACCGCCTAATCCACCGCCACCACCACCAACACCACCCATACCTAAAGCAGTCATAATAGCCTTAAATATTAATGCTTGAATAACCATTTGGGTTAATTGCATAGCCATATTTTTAAACATAGTTTCTAAAGCACTACCTACGCTTTCTCCATTTGCCATAGCGTCAAAAACTCCTGTAACACCATTTGCAATACTGCTGCTTAATTGACTAGCTAATTGTAATTTTTGATTATATGCATCTAAATCGTTCTTTGTTTTATCAGCTTGTTCTGCTTGATATTGTGTTGCAAAAGCAGGTAATACTGCAGGTAATTTTTTAGGAGGCTCTAACGTTCCAACTTCGTAATCAATACCAACTGCCTTGCGTCGCATTTCTCGTGAAGGAGCAGCTATTGCGTTAGCAGCACGAATATACGCTTGCATATCGCTTGTTAATGCCTTAGTTTCAGTACCTTGCTTTTTTAATGCACTTGTAGAAAGCGTAGTAGTATCATCAAGTTTTATTTGGTCGCTAATTACTGCACCATATTGTGTATTTAAACGCTTTAAATTTCCGTCTACTTCATTAATTGCAGCAGCATTTCCGTCTAAAGCCTTTGTAGTCAATGCAGTATTTAATTCAATAACTGACATTGCAGAACCTGCTCCGCTTATTGCACTTTTAATAAACTCCCAAGCCTTTGTTGCACCACCTACGCTTTCACGCATTTGGTTCATATCCTGCATTTGTAATCTAACCTTCTTAGCTTCTTCTTCTGCTATAATTGTAGCAAAAGCCTGTGCCATTGCTTTACGCTTTAACGCTGCTGCAATGCCGTCTATTATACCTGTTAACTTTGCTCCGTCTTGTATATCTAATGCCTGTAATTCTAAATTGCCCTTATATGTCGTTTTAAGCTGATTTAAAGCCCTTTCTCTTTCTTCTGTACTCTTAGTACTATCTGAAACTATACCGTTTAAAATCGTCAGCTTATCAATTTCTGCTTGTGCTTCTCCAACACTTTTAGACATTGTTTCGTTAAACTTTGACAAAGATTGTTCTGCTCCTGAACTTTGAGTAATAAAATTTAATATTTCATCGCCAAAAGAAACAAACAAAGAAGAAACAACACCAACTGCTAAACCAATACCTGCTGGACCCATTAAAGCTGAACCCATAGCCTTTAATGCTTTACCTGTGCTACCTGAAGAAGTTTGTAAACGTTGGAAAGATTCTAATAAAGGGTTAATGTTATTCGCAATACCCATAAACCCATAAGGAGCATCCTGTGCAACCCTTGACAAGTTAGATAAAGCCATTGTAGCCTGACCGCTTGCATTAGGTAACTTTTTAAACGCAGCACCTAAGTTACTTGTTGCAGTTACAGTTTCTTGTATATTTTTAACGGCTTGTTGATTGTCTGCCGTTATGGTAATCTTTAACGTTTCTTGTGCCATTTTATTATTTTACTCCGTATAATTTCAAAGTTCGTTGTAATTGTTCGTCTGAAATCTTAGGCGATTCATCTACTTCTACTTCATCACTAGGCAAAGGGAAAAACGTTTTAATACTCTTAGGATTCTTTTCTGCTGAATTTGACCTGTAAATCATATAAGCCAAAGTCCTTGTTCTTTCCCATTCCTTTATTTGCCTATTATCATAAGCCGTTTTATACAATAAAAATTCCCGCCACGTCAATTGCCAAAACTCATTAATTGTTAAGCCAACTTCAATAGCGAGAATAATTACTGAATCCCAACTTATATCACCTAATTTTTTTTTTCTTCCTTCTTCCCTTTTTTATCCTTTGTTTCAGGATTCATTGAATTTTGCATATACTTGATAAACTCTATAAGTTGACCATCTTTTGCAGACAATCCCCCTACTTCATCAATCCATTCGCATACTTCAAATTCTTCAAAGTCAATTGGGCTTTTATTAGTCTTGCATCCACTTTCTGCAGACGCACGAATAATATTTATAATTGTGCTAAGTTCAAAGCTGCCACTAGATAAAATATTAATTAAATCTACTAACGACTTATTTTCTAATTCACAAAAACGCTTCATTGCCCAAGTTCCCCACTGCAAAGAAATAACTTTGTTGTTTGTTTTTAGTTCGTACATATGGTTGTTTTTTTATTAAGTTGTTTCAGTCTGTGTCAAAGGAGGTGCAGCTACTACAAAAGTTGCAGTGAACTTAACATCGTCTTTGTCATCAGCAGTAACACCCCAGTCGCTAATCCAAACAGTACCTGAATAGGTAATATCGCCTGAAGTAGGAACAGCTTTACCAAACTTAGCAGCAAAAATAGTACGTGCAGTGTGTGCAGCATATAATTGTTGATAAGAATCTTTAGCAGGTGTTCCTGTTTCATCAATCGCAAAACCTTCACACTCAATAGTTTGAGAGAAAGAAGGACTTGGAGTGTAAGAATCGCCACATTTAGAAGTTGCGTCAATAGTGTCCAAAGTTGAAGTAATTGAGTTTGAAGTCAAACAAGCAACTGGTTTGAAAGTAGCATCGCCGTCGATGTCTACTAAAAGGATAATATCCCTTGCTGAAATTTTAGTTTCTGCCATTTTATTAGATTTGTGTTATTATTATATTATAAGTTATAATCGTTCTAAATACGTTTTCAAGTGGACTTAACCCATCTAAATTTCTTATACTTTCTACGCTTAAACTTGAGGCATTCCACCCTGTGCTTAAACTAATATTAGTATCAGAATTTATCGCAGTTAATATCAAATTGCTAATTTCTTCCGAACGCTTGTACCCAAAGTTAGCACTTTTTGTAACAATGTCCACTACTATACTTGTATTATTAGTATAACCGCTTTTACCTTGTTCTTGACTTGAAGTTCTGCCTGTTAAAATTATGTATTCATTTGGTGCTGAATCAGGAGCAAATCCGTCATAAACAGGAACTCCAATTGAAGCCAAATTAGTTACAAACCATTTCTTTATTTCTAAACTAGCGTTATACATTTAATAGTTTTTTAATTCTTGTTATCAATTTAGGCTTTTCACTTTCAAATGAAGGTATTAAAAACGCTTGTGGTCTTATATTTACCTTTCTTATGCCTTTCCCTTTAAATAAAATAGCCAAATCTTCATATCCTGCTGGAACGTCAACTAAACCACCTGTCCCAAATTCAATATATGCAGCATATTTAGCTTTAGCCTCTACATCATAAGTTAATCCATTTGCAGAAGGGTCTATTCCTATTGAACCCCTTAAAAATCCCATATCAATAGGAGCAAGCCTTTTAGCACTTGAAGCAATAGTTAAAGCAGAAGAATTCATTTCGTCTGACAAATCTTGTGTTAATTGCTTATCTATTTTATTTAAAGCAACTTGAATTTCTTTTATGCCTGATAAATTTACTCCAAATGACATTATGAATAAATTACTAGTTCTAAAAATCTATGCTGATTTTCTACATCCTTTATTGAGTGTATTGTATATGTTACTCCATCAATTTCTAATTGTGAACTATCTGTAATAACTGCCCCATAACGAACATAAAGTCTATTAGAACGGTCAAACTCTAATCTTCCTTCATCTACTGCTCTACTTTGGTCGCTAGGTCTTAAATCGCCCCATATCGTAGATTGTAACGTAAAAGTAGTTGTAAAGCCGCCTTGCCCGTCGCTAGTCAAAGCTGAAGCATATACTTTAACTTGTCTAGTCATTGTATTTGCGTCTATGTAGTTTGATTTGGCTTTTCCTAGTTTCATATTAAAGTATTGGGCTTATTCTTGTATTTCTTTGACACGCCTTCCAAGTCTTTTCACAAATGCCAGTATTAGCATCTAATCCCCTATTCTCGTAATCGTAACTAACTTGGTCAAGTATTGCTATCTTCAAATCAGCAGGTACAGTTGTGTAACCTACAGAATAAGTAGCTTTTAAATTAGCGTATGTAGGACGTTGTAATTTAGGAAATTGTCCACCGAATAAAGTATATCCAGCTGCATCTAAAGTATTCCCTGCTTCAGTTATTAATGAAGTAAAAGAAACCATAGGACCAAAAGGTAATTCAAATTTGCCATCAAAATTGCTAAACCAAACTATTGCACCTTTAGGAATTAAACTTAATCCTGTAGCTGATTCTACTGCTTCCCTAGCTTGTTTAATCATTAACTCTATTTGAGCATCGTCAGTAGTTGTAGTTACCCTACAATAAAGTTTTGCTTCTGCAAGTGTTACTGGTTCTACTATCGTTCCCGTTGGAGTTAAAGTAAAATCTAAAATATAATTAGAATAAGCCATATAGTTCTTTTTACAAATTTAGTCATTTTATCTAATAAAAAACCCC